CGAGACTGAGCAGGTTTTGCTCAGCCTTTGATGTATCAATGACAAACGATTTTACAATAGTATCAGCCATGTTTAAAATAGGTTATATATAGCGATTGCAATAAGTGACAGGATGAATAAACGCCACGTCCATAGCGTGACCTTCCATAGCATACGCTGCCACGGCTTTAACGCTTTGTTGTGTTTGTTGTGCGGATTCACTCCTGCCTTGATATAGTTGATGCTGTGTTTGATTTGTGTGCTCATCGTACTGCTGTATATTGTAATGTGATTGTTGTAAAAAATATGTATGGATAGCCACTGCCCACTGTAAACACTTCAATGCGGTGCTCTGATGTTACGGTGGTAGTGTCTATACCAATTGCAAAGTTGACCGTGCCAAATCCGTTATCTTCATTAATTAGGATTACACCTGTTGCCGATGCTGTGCCTGCTACCTTTTGAAGTGTTACCATGTGCAAGCCGTTGTATGTTGTTGCACCTGCAATGTCCGTGACGTTGACGTGTAACAGCACCGACCAAAAGCTATCATCTGGTATTGACAAATGCACGCCTGTATTGTCCATTGTGACATCAATTTTATCACCACTGAGAGCAAGCGCATCCTTACTACCAAACATAATCACACCGAACTGCGTGCCGCCTTCCGCTTGCGTGCGGTCATCTAGTTTCCATCCACCGCCAACGTGCAAACCACTTTGCTCAGTCAACACGTTTTTACCTACCATGCTATTGCCTCGCACTTCTGCATCGAGCTTCAACGTATCACCAACGGCTAATGTATTGTTGTTACCTCCGATGATGTCTATGCCAACACCAGAAACAGTCCTGCCTGTATTGCCATTGTTTTTTTGTAGCACTACGTTTCGTGGTATAGGCGCAGTCGTTGTGCCTATAATGCCGTTGGTTGGTCTATCTCCTGTGTTGTTGAATGCAAAACATTTCGCAAGGGTTTCGCTCCACGTATAACCGTAACGCTCACAACAACTTTGAGTTGGTGATGCAGGGTCACCGTTGCCATCAACAAAATTTACAATGCCTTTAATGTCTATACTGCTGGGTGTAGATGAACAGTCAGCCTCCGTGCTTAGATACTTCATGAGCTTCACGCGGGTCGACTCAAAGTTGCCCACCTTATAATCTGTTATCTCAAGTATGCGCCACTGCGCACCATTCACGTAGATTATATCACTAAACTTGAATGTAAGAATGTCGGATAAGTCAAGCGCAAAGTATGCTTCCATGATTCTCGCATCAGGCGAATACAATTCATTCATCGCATTACGCCAATACAAGTTGAACAGGTTGTTGTATGGGTTAACGTTAATCTGTGATGGTGGTACTTCAGGTGCCCAGTTCAAATCAAAGTCATCAAGTGTAGCAAATGGTGCACTATAATGCGATAGAGTAGGTACTGCATATAACACAGCCGCTTCAACTCCCACGCTGTCATCGAATATCTGTATATTTATTGCGTTGATACTAAAACCACAGCGAGGACCCGGCACAATAAACTCATTCTTGTCATTAAGAAACTGCGGCACTGCAACATCAGTTCCGGGAATAAGTCCGCAAGGCATGCTGCGTGTAATCAATTGCACGCTGTTATCCCCTGTGATAAATGAACTAAACGGCGTGTCAGGATTCACCGTATATCCGATTGCTTTATAATCACCGTAGATACGTCCGTTGTCCTTGTAGAACTTAGACAAGTAATCTTCACCCGCCGTGTATGTAAAAGTGGTTTTACCTTTTTGTAGTTCAACCGTGCTATAAATCGTGATGTCTTTGCTGATGTCTAGCTTTGCATTCCAGTCTTTGTCATCACCACTTCCGACGTAGCTGTTATATGGTACAATACTAATCTTGTTTGGATTGATGCGGTCGGGAACAATAGCACAGTTGTGCATCTTAATCACATCACTTAAGAAATCAATCTGCCGCATGTCGGGTGCGTTTAGATTGTAGATAAATGTTGATCCATAGTCAAAGCGTGTACCGATCAGTTCAACTAATGAGCTGCCCAAATCACCCGTACCTGCAAATATTGTTACCGTCGCTGTGCCACTGCTCACACCACTAGCGGAAAAAACCTCATATCTGAATGCCCATTCAACCGTATCACCCGCAAGCAAGTTTAAGCCTGTGACAAAGTCAATGGTCAAGTTGCTTGTGTAGTCGTATGAATTAAAGAATTGTGGTGTGCCGCCGTTAATGACGTAGTATACTTTGAAATTTGTACTTACTCCTACGCCACCATAGCTTGATGATTGAAGCGCAAGCGTAAGGTGGAAAGTAAACAATCCGCCCCCTGGTGCTGTGTATACTCCTGTTGTTCCATTGAAGTTTGCATTGTTGTCAAATGCCTCCGATAAAGATGCGTAATATTGGTATGCACTAATCGCACCGCTGCCTGTTGCAGGCATTGTGATGTTACTTGCGTTAAAACCTCTAAACGCATATTGACTACCTAAGTCATCGGTATCTAAATAACCTTTGTTTATCCAAGGCATATAGTAACCTGCGAGGATTGCCATGAGCGAACCTGCCTCAAGTTCAAATCCTGCATCATCAAAGATTTGTTGCAGCAAGTAATCCCAACGCACAGCGGGTGTAAGGTCAGTAGCAAATAGTGGCGTAGTGCTATCGAAGATGCGGCGTGTGCTTTGCTGTCCTTCTTCGCTCCATCGCTGCCCGCGATCAATTAAAAACCAAACACGCTCACCCGTGTTAAACGTCACGTTATCATACTTCACAACCTCGTTAAGATTGGGCAGGTCGGTTAATGCAGCAAGTTTCTTTTCACCGATGGACTTGTATAAGTCAGGTGTTTCAGCGTAAAAAGCAAGTTCAATCTCGTTGAGTTTGCCCTGCTGCTGGTATATCTTTCGTACACGCACGTAACCTTTTGCAATCGGCAGCGTATCAACGCGAATCTCAGCAGGTAGTTTATAGTGGAAGTAGTTGTTTACACCACCCGAATAGTTCACATCGAACAGCGCACCAAGCGCGAGTTGGTTACGGTCTGTAACCGGCACACGAAACTCACGGCTGAATGCGCCTAACGCTTGGAAGTTGTTAAGGTCGGTGTATTGCCAGTTCTGCGAGATGCTTTCATTCTCGAACAAGTCAAGAAAATACTGACTATCATCTGTGGTAACTATTAAACTTACTTCACCGTTCATGTTATGTCCAGTATTCGTTTGCCATTCTTACTTTCAATGTCAAGTTGTATAGCTTGCCATCATACGTTGTCTTTTCTACATACGATGTGTCATCTATATTCACAGATACATAGCTGCCGTCATCATTCACAAGATGCACCTGATTGCTTACAATCAAGCCACGCAAGTAAACGAATTCTTGTTGTGTGATATAGTCGGTTGTGACGGTCAATATGCGCTGCGCTAAGTTAGTGCGCTGGTTAAGACCACGGTCATTTGCGTAGAAGATAGTAGGCGAACTATTGAACAGCGGACGCTTGTAAGTTTTGCGATCTACTTCGGTGGTGTATTCACTTTTCTTTTTGAAGTTGAAGTATTCGTAACCGCCGCGAGCACCTACCCATGCGAGGCGAACGTTAGGCCAATTGCATTCACAGTTACCATACACACACTCATTCCAAAAGATATACTCAACACCTCTTTGCGCATTAATAGCACTTTGTATTCTTACGCGTATATATCTCCATTCTGGAAATAACGATGGACGCGCTGTAAACACGCCCGTGCGGTCATTTAAGTTAGCAGGAAAAACAGGCAAGCCCTCTACATTGTAGTTGTTGAAAACAATTTCTTCCGAAACACTAGCCCCTGCTGATGTTACTAATGTAATTAACGCCTTAGTCCCAGTAGTACTTCCTAAAAAACTATCACTGCCCGGCACATAAAGCAATCCGTAATCTTCCTCACGCACAGCGATAGCAATTTTACCCGCTGCGATTCCCCATGTTGCAAAGATGGGCGGGTACTTTGTTGTGACTTGTCTATCACTCATTGCAAGTGATGTCGCATTAGTCAGTGCAAACTTTACGTTCTGCGCTCCTGAATTTGGATTTGGTTTATAGCCGTCCGTAGGTTGGTAGTATTGATTGACATAGATACAGTCAGCACTAGGGACTGAACTACCTGCATTCTCAGTTAGCACACCCGCCACTATCCACCATTCAGAAACTGAAAAAACAATGTTATTTGAAGCTGCTGTATCATCAAGTGTGCCCGTGTCCAAGTTGTGCAGCTGCGTTCCTTGCGCTTCAAGATTGCGTAGCTGAATGAGTGACTGCAAATCAAAATACAACTTGTCATCTATTGCAGGTGAAATGTAAAAATCAAATACCTGTGTAGTGTTATAGTTGGTCACGGTCACACCGTACTGAAATCCGTCTTGCGCTGTGTTAGTACTCGATGCAACAATCATGAGCTTCTGCCCGCGTGCGCTCCATGTGTACGGCTGGTCATCTATTGTAATTGCCATTATCTAAAGTTTAATAGGAATCTTTGTTCAACACCTTTGGCATATGCCGTTAATAATTGCTCGCTGTAATCTTCCCATGTATCATTGATTGCATCTTGATAGTAGTTGATGCCAACTATACCGTTTTCACCAATGCTCTTTGCAATGGCAAACGCTGCGGACTGAATTGCGCTCTGTGTTGATTTGATAAATTCACCTTGTCTATTGCGCAGCTTTAATGGTTTTAGCTTGATCCATTGTTCAATCGCGCTAACAGGTGGCATCTTTGCACCGGGCTTTCTTCCATACTCAATCACATCTGCGTAATTACCAGCCTGACCTTTTACGGTGAAGTCAATCGTTGGCTTGTTGTAACGTATGCGCAGTTTGTAGGTTAGTGAGTTGAGCAAGTTGTCCGACCTATTCGAGCCAACACGATTAACAATCTTACCACGTATACGGCGTTTGATACGCAAGTTTGATTGCGCACGCTCTACAACCGTAGCCGCATATTCGTTTAGTAATGCTTCGTAATCTTCCATTATAATACTTCTGCGTATTCAAGAACGCTGCCCGCTCTTACTGTTAAGTTACCACCGACTGAGCATCTAAAGCGAATCGTCCAAGTACCTGATGCAGTCACGCGCACAATGCCGTCCGCTGTGCATAAACCATTGCTAGTGATTGCCACGTTTGTACCTGCATCGTATGCTGTTTGATTGCTTATCGTGTTAGTTGTTGCAGCCGTAGCCATTGTGAATCGGGCGTTGTTGATACTGGTTGCAGGGCCATTGCTTGAAAACATCGCAGTGCCTGACACCAAACCAAATGAAATAGTAGCACGCCACTTGTATGTTTTGTTTGCCGTAACCGCAAAACTTAATCCCGTCACATCTTCAAATGCAGTACCGACGTTCACAACGTTTGAAGCTGCCACTACTGTGATGTCACTTCCTAGCGAAAGGTCGGTTTTAAGTTGTGTAAGAGTCAATGCGCTCACTGTATTGTCTGCATTGATACGCAAGTAACGCACAGCACTAGGGTCGGGTAGTGTTGCAAGGTTAGTACCTACCGTAGTTAGTCCGATGCTGTTTTGCTTACCGTTAAAAGTTGACCAGTCTGCGCTACTTAATGCACCACGATTTGCCGCGCTTGCAGTGGGCAGGTTGAATGTGTGTGTGCTACCTGCGCTACTGATTGCAAAGTCACTCCCGGTTGTTCCAGTGGCTAAGTTTTGAACCTGCGCTGTTATGCCATTGATAGCATTAACACCCGTGCTAAGTGTGGTTATCACTTGACTTAAATGCGAATCCTCAGTATGTAATTTAATCGTGCGACCTGATGTAGTTACAAATACACGTAATGCAAGTCTATCGGTCAAAGTCATCACTGTCGCAGGAACCGCCAGCGCAGTAAAATATGCGTCTATTGTTGTGCCATTAGTAATACCCTCAGGAGTTGCAACGTCCGTAGCTAACAACGTGAATGTGCTACCATCATACTTGTATAACTCAACATAGAATGAAGGAGAACCACCACTTGATGATGCACTAAAATAAAGTTCTAGGTTAAAGTTTCCACCCGGTATTAATAACACATTTGGATCATTGACATCTGTGATGAACTGTGCTATTAATCCATTGCCTGCTGCATTGGTTCTTGTAAAATCTGTGCCCGCACCAAAGATAGCAGTCTTGCTCATTTGGTAGTAAGTGCTACCACCTATTGTACCCTGATTGATTGAGCCGTTTAGATAATAACTAACCGATGAACCACCACCGCTAGTGGTTGGAAAGTTTGCAAGTTGACCATCACCCCGCACGTATTGCGTTGCAAGTCCTGCGCCCGTTACCGCAAACGTACCCGATGTAGTAACAGGTGAGCCTGTAACAGCAAACGCCGAAGGCATGGTAAGGCCAACGCTAGACACTGTGCCACCACCACCTGCAACGGTAATGAATTCTACTTCACCTGTGCCCGCGTTGCTCAATCCAAGAACCTGCCCAACTGTGGCCGTGCCAGCGTCAACGGCTGGAGTGACTAACTTAGCTGATGTTGGTGATAAGGTCAATGATGTTTCAGCACCCGATGCAGATGCATTGATTGCCGCCTTTGTAGTGTCAACTATCACTTGCGTTTGCGTTGCACCCGTTACCTTTTGCATTGTAACTGATGCGCTGTCGATGCCGAAGGACGCGTCTGAGTTTACATTGATGTCAACCTTTGAAGTTGAGTTTACAGTAAAGTTTGAAGTGCTGTCAATGGTTAGCCCGTACGTGTCGCAATCAATAGTATTGTCAGAGGTTAATACAGGGTCAGTTGTAATGACATCCTGCAATCCTTGCGGGCTTGGTATGGTGGGCTTATTCAATATTTGATAGT